TGGCTAGAACAAGAGGAGGTCTGAAATGACAAATCAATTAACAACATTGGACTCAGGCAACTTTGCTGAAATGGCAAAGGCTATGGGTATGACACAGGACATGGGCGGAGACGGTAAAGCCAAGTCTTCTACACTCCCACGTCTTCGTATCTGGAATCAGCCAGTCATGGGACAGGTTGATATCAAGGGCAAGATGAAGAACATGGAGGTTGTACCGGCAGGTATGTTCCGCCTGCAATTGCCTGACGACAAATATGTGTACGCAGAAAGCGTCAATCTGCGTGTGTTCGTACAGCGTTTTATGTACAAACGCTATGACTCAAACAACAACATGTACATCAAGACACTGATGGCTGAAGATCTTAATGGGGATCTGAAAGACAACACAGGTGGTCTTAACTGTGGCAAGCCCGCAGGGTACATTAAAGACTTTCAGGCATTGCCTGATGACACAAAGGCGTTGATCAAGCAGATCAAACGTGTCCGGGTTCTCTTGGGTGAGGTGGAGTTGGTCAACCCCGTGGATGAGGAAGGTAATGAAGTGGACATGGAAGTCCAGCCATTCATCTGGGAGATTGACAACCGTGATGCTTTCAAGACATTGGGTGAACCATTCACTCAAATGGCTAAGCAACGCCGGTTGCCAGTACAGCACTGGATCACATGTGGTTCAGAAGAGCGTTCAATTCCGACAGGTGCAAAGTTCTACGTACCTACAGCGTCCATTGATCTGACTAACTCCATTGATTTGTCAGACGATGACCAAGGCCGCTTCAGTGACTTCATTGAGTGGATTAATAACTACAATGAATACATTGTCAGTGCTTGGAATGACAAGCGTTCTCAGAAGATGGAAGCTGAAGACGAGGCTTTAGTTGAAGACTTCATCGACATTGAAGTGGACGGGGACGAGTAATGGATGTTACGCACCCCGGTGAGATACGAATACATAAGTATCTAGAGGATGTTCGTAAGGCGAAACGTGGCATGTCCGATGCCACAATCGCTCGCATCGTTCGTGATGTAGAGGAAGCTGTACGTAAACAGTTTAATCAGAAGGAACGAAAGTTCTCATTGCGTATGTCGAACATAGGTCGTCCTGAGTGCCAACTGTGGTTTGAAAAGAACAAGCCAGAGGAAGGCATTGACATGCCCGCTAACTTCCTGATGAACATGATGATTGGTGACATCGTGGAAGCTGTCTTCAAAGGAGTGTTGACAGAAGCGGGTGTGGACTTCAGTGATGGATTCAAATCTACATTGACCGCAGGTCGTCATAAGATTGACGGCACCCATGATTTAATTATGGATAAAAAAGTTGATGATATTAAATCAGCATCTCAGTGGTCTTACAAAAACAAGTTCAAGGATTATGCAACGCTCAAAGAGCATGATGCCTTTGGGTATGTCGGTCAGCTAGCAGGCTACGCTAAAGCATTGGGTGTTGATCCCGGTGGATGGTGGGTAGTCAATAAAGCGAATGGAGAGTTCAAGTACGTGTCTGCATGGGACATGAAGCCTCATTTGGACGAGATCATTAACGATGTCGCTAAGAAAGCCGACTCACTTGAATCCAATCAGTTCAAGCGTTGTTTTGAACCAGTCGAAGAGACATTCAGAACTAAACCTACAGGCAATAAAATTCTAGGTGAAGAATGTAGTTGGTGTAGGTTCAGGCACAAGTGTTGGCCCTCTCTACAGGAGCTACCCGCACTTGCATCTAAGGCGAAAGAACCGCCTATCGTTGCATATGTTGAGATAGCAGATGAATATCAGAAGAAGCAAAGTACGGAGTAACGCTATACGGCATGGCTACAGATCAGGTCTTGAGCATGTAGTCAAAGATTCTCTGAATCAAAGGAAGTGTAAAGCTCAATACGAATGCTTCAAGATTGAATGGGAAGATCTGATGTACAGAAAGTATACACCAGACTTCTTATTGCCAAATGGAATAATCATAGAAACGAAAGGCAGGTTCACACCTGCTGATCGTGTGAAGCATTTAGCGATCAAAAAGCAACATCCTAATTTGGATATCCGATTTGTGTTTAGTAACAGTAACGCTAAGCTACGGAAAGGTGCTAAGACTACGTATGCGGATTGGTGTGATAAGCACGGATTTTTGTACGCAGACAAGGATGTCCCAGATGGGTGGATACAAGAGAAAGGTAAGGCAACCTACCCTAAACTTGTAGAGTTTCCACATGAAAAAATAGAAAGGTAATGTTGTGACAGATGAAATAGTAGATAATACACACTCATCATTCGCAGTAGCTGTCGAGCCTGAGTTTGACAGTGATGGCAAGTGGACAGGCACAATCTCCGCTCACATTGAGGAGGAGGTAAAAGGTGATCTATCCGATGAAGAGTTGATACAGATACGATCTGTCTGTGGTATGATGGCTAGTACATTGTTGCTGATGGAAACTGATGAAGACTTTTTAGAATACGTAAGAGGTTTCTTCCTAGCCAACAGCGAGGAAATGATCAGTGAAATGTTAGGTGACATTGAAGACAAACCAAACTTTACTAAGGAAGGTAATGTCATCAGCCTTAACTTTAATACGAAGACACACGGGAGTGCATGATGAGTTTAAAAGACATTCGCTCTGAGTTAACATCAGAACTGAACGCCATGATTGAAGACACCGTCGAAGATGAAATCTTTGACATGGTGATGAAACCCAAACACTACAATACCGGGCAGTACGAAACCTATGATATCATCGTTGATGTGCTAGGTAAGTACGATGCTATTTCTTACTGTCGTGGTAATGTTCTCAAGTATATGTTGCATCGTCTCTGGAATAAGGGTGACCCCATAGAGAATGCACGTAAAGCCCAATGGTATCTTGAAAAGATGATTGAGCTTATGCAGGAAACAGAAGGGACTAACTGGTAATGAGTGTTGAAATAAAGGTTGACTTGCAGTTTGAAATAGATATAACTGAAGTTTCGCCTGAACATAGGCATGAAGATGGAATCACACAAATTATCCAAGACGTTCTTGATGCGTGTATGTATGACATTCCGGGTTCAGAACTCAAGCGATGTGAAATATCTATTGAAGGAATTGATTGATGTCAGACGTAGTCGATTACTTGGGGATCAAGATAGATCTACACAGGGATCAGGAACTAACTGAGCAAGCGATGTCTTTGCTCAAAGATTATTACATGACAGACAGCGAGTTGTACGCACAACAGGCATTCGCACGTGCCGCTGTCGCATATTGCGAGGGTGACTATGCTTTTGCTCAACGGATTTATGACTATGCTAGCAAGTGTTGGTTTATGTTTGCATCTCCGGTCTTGTCTAATGCACCCAGAGACGGAGAGGACATCAAGGGTCTTCCTATCTCTTGTTTTCTCACTTATGTTGGTGACAATCTGGAGTCCCTTATTGATCACAATGCTGAAGTTGCATGGTTATCTGTCAAAGGAGGTGGAGTCGGTGGTCACTGGTCTGATGTACGCCCTGTAAGTGATAAAGCACCGGGAGTGATTCCATTCTTAAAGGTTGTTGACTCACAGATGACAGCCTACAAACAAGGCAAGACCCGTAAAGGATCTTATGCCGCATATCTTGATGTATCGCATCCAGAGATCATTGAGTTCGTAAACTTTAAAGTCCCTACTGGAGGGGATATAAACCGTAAGTGTTTGAATTTATTCAACGCAGTAAACATCACAGATGCTTTTATGGAGGCAGTAAAAAATGGAGAACAATGGGAACTACGATGCCCTGATTCAGGAGCTATCAGATCTACAATCCAAGCTAGAGAATTGTGGCAAAGAATACTTGAAGCTCGCTTCAGAACAGGTAGCCCTTACCTCAACTTTATCGACACAGCCCAGCGAGGGTTACCGGATACTCAGAGAGCACTTGGACTCACAATTAATGGCAGTAACTTGTGCAATGAAATCCATCTCGCTACATCTGAAGAACGTACAGCAGTCTGTTGCCTCTCCTCAGTCAACCTCGAAAAGTGGGACGAATGGCGAGACACCAGAATGGTTTCAGATTTGGTCAGACTCTTGGACAACGTCCTTAAATTCTTTATCCGCCATGCTCCGGAAGAATTAGAGAAAGCTAAGTTCAGTGCATACATGGAACGGTCCATCGGCTTAGGTGCGATGGGCTTCCATGGCTACCTACAGAACAAAGGCATTGCATGGGAATCTTGGCAAGCGGCTAGTGAGAACTACCAGATGTTCAAGAAGATCAAAGAAGATGCATTGGAGTCTACACATGAACTCGCTAAGGAAAGAGGTGAAGCACCGGATATGGCAGGCACAGGGCGGCGTAATGCTCA